ATTAATGTCCAATATGCACGTTTTTATTTGCAGGGTTTAAAAAGAACAGACGGGATATACACCCGCCTGTTCTATGTAGATGCTGCTCTATGTAGATGACTATGCTTATCGCACAAGACCAGCCAAACGCTCTTGGAACGCTACAAGCCCAATACTGCGAGCCTTATCACGCTGAAGATTGACAGAGAACCCTGAACGTTCCTTGCCGTTACGTTCGGATGTAAAGGGAGACACAGTTACGTCACCTTTCCAGCCAAGCATCTGTTTGATATCATTCATACGTGTAACGGCATCAGGAACTTCAGAGTCCTTTCCGCACCAAGCAGTTGCAGAAGTACCGTTATCAATGACATTCTGAATATCAGCATCAGTCAAGTCATCAATGGCAACTGGTGCGAAAAGGGGTTCGAATGCTTTCTTAAATGTATTGAAAGCACTAAAGGTTATGGTTATTAAGTTCATGGTTAGAACTCCTTATTAGGTTAGTTAACTAAAAACCGCATCATTTAAGAAATAATACGGGATACTCACCCAGGGCGGATGAATGGGTGCGGATAGGGGCTGCAACACAAACACGTTTTTTCAACGTGTTGCGACCCTACCGCAACCCAAGAAGACGGGGGTAGGTACCCTATATATCCCACACACGCATTCTACGTTAATTTTTCAAAAATGGGCTGTAGAGTATCGGAGTTACACTAGTTTATCTTCACTACATGAAATACGAAGAAATGCAGAAACTAGAGCGTTATGACCATAATACTGGCAAATTTGAAGTTGTAGAGACACAGGACGATGTATCTGTTTACCACATACTGAGTGTATTTAGTGCAGAGGAGAAGATTTACTTTAGGACTCTAGAAACGGAGAATTGGATGAAGTACAAAGATGGAGTTCCACACATTGAATTTGATTAAAACTGCATGGATTATACTACTGTATATAAGTTACTGTAATATACACTACTGTTATATATATAACAGTAATATATACGGAACTGTTTCTTAAAGCAACTGTTTTATTTATTATAGTATACTGTTATAACAGTAATGGACAATAAATGGAATTCCTTTGTACTCAATGTGGTGTATGTTGCCGTAAGGCTGGGGAGTTAGGGTTGATGCCGTCGCAGGGCGATGGTAGCTGTATCCACTTAAATGACGACAATCAGTGCGATATATACGATGATAGACCTACAATATGCAATGTGCAGAAGATGTATAAACATTATAAAAACTTAGGGATCACCAGTAGTAAAAAGGACTATTACATACTTAATAATAAAATCTGCAACGAGTGGATGGATGAATACGATATTCCAAAAGAACTTAGAATAAACATAAGTGAGTATGATGGACTTTATTACAAGAAAATTTAAGAAAAATGATTACCAAGATGTTACTTATCCTGTGTATTCCGAAGAAGAAGCAACTAATAGAGAAATACAATACAAGTCTTGGAGGAAATGTCAGGTAGGTGACTTTGGTATTAGTGACGATGGGTATGTTTCTGAGTGTATTTATCGTAAGCAGTATAAAACAGTAGAACAGGTAACATTCCCCTTTGGAAGGCAGTGGCTGAATAAGTCAAAACTGGAATATATACCCCATAGAAACGCAGGGCAGTATTCTCAGGTGGGTGTTCTTACATGGGATGAGCAAGAAGCGGGTAAAACTAGAACAAAGAACGCAGTAAAGGTTTATGCTGAAATGATGCTAGGCGGTCATTTGATTGATTGGAACCTTATTGGCAATGTTTACAGGAGCGATCAGGAACGTCCCGACCTTACTGCAAAGCGTTTATTCAAGAAAGAAAGGATACAGAGAATGTTGGATGAAGAAATACAAAAAGCTTTAAGTGACAGGAATATATCACAAGGTGATGTACTGGATATTATACTGGATGGTATTACTGTTGCTAAGACAAACGGAGACGCGTCGAACATTCTCAGGGGTGCAGAGCAATTTGTAAGGATTATGGATATGCTGCCTAAGAAATCTATGCAGACAGATATGGTTCAAATAGATATGACTAGCACTATTCTTGATAAAATAGCAAAAGAAGAGAAGAAAAGCCTGAAAATGTCGCAAAAGAAGGAAATACCACATGAAGAAGTTAAAGAAGCTTAAAAAACTGGTAATAATAGAATCCACTGACGAACAAAAACTGCTATCCTTCATGATTGTGCTATCTGCCGTAGCTGAGGATATGGGCTTAACCGTTAGTGATGGTGAGATACATAGACTAATGGGGGCTGATTATTAGTGTCTGACGAAAAGAAGCAGAAGGAGATACTCCAGAAGCTGAAACACGATATGGTACTGTTCGGTAAGGTCTGTATGCCGAATATGTTTGCAGTAAACTCCCCAAAATTCCATTATGACATAGCTGAGAAGCTATTAAACCCCGATATTAAGCAAATGAACATAGTGGCGCCACGTGGTCACGCTAAATCATCAATTATTGGGGGTATATTCCCTTTATATCATCTTATGTATGGAAAAGGGCAGAAATTGATTGTATTGGTGTCCAGAACACAGGATCATGCGGTTAAGTTGCTCGGTTTATTAAAAGATACTATGGATTTCTCTGAAACATTCCGTTCATTGTTTGGATATTGGGGGTCTCATAGTGCTAAAAGTTGGTCTAAGTCAGAAATAGAGCTAAAAGATGGTTCTATGGTTATTTGTAAAGGTACTGGTCAGCAGTTACGTGGTATTAAGGTTGGTAATCAACGTCCTACGCTTATTATTGTAGATGACCCTGAAGATGAGAATAATACCAAAACAGCCGAAGCTATGGAAAATAACCTAAGATGGCTGCTACAGAGTGCAGTTCCATCATTGGATCCCATGAAAGGGCGTATAGTTGTTATTGGAACACCTCAGCATCAAAGATGTTTAGTAGAAACCCTGAAAGATATGCATGGTTGGGACAATATGACCTTTAAGCCAGACTTTGAGAATAATATAGCATTATGGGAAGATTGGTGGAGTATTGAGAAACTACTGGAAAAAAAGAAGGAACTGGACTCTATTAACAGATTGTCTGTGTTTTATAGGGAATATGCCTGTGAAATCGTTGGAGATGAAGACCAATTGTTTAAAGCAGAAGATTTCAGGTTCTATGAAGGCGACTTCTACAGAAAAAATAATAAAAATTATTTAAAGATTACTTCATTGGACGGCTCACCTTGTGATGAGATAGTACCCATAAATGTATTTACAGGCGTTGATCCCGCATCAAGCGTTAAAAGAAGTGCTGACTATTCAGTAATCTACAACTTAGCTATTGATGACCAGGAACGGAGATTCTCACTTCCTTACTACAGAAAACACGCTACACCGCTAAATCTGGCAGAAGCTATTGTAGATAACTTCAGAAGATATCGTTCAGAGAAAACAAGGATAGAATCTGTAGGATATCAGGAAATGCTTCGTGAATATGTCATAAAACGCTCTAGGGATGAGAATCTGTTCATTCCGGGGCTTAATATAAAAGAAAACCCACGAAACTCTAAAAGTAACAGATTGGAGTCACTTCAGCCCATATTTGCTAAAAGGCAGATGTTTATACATCAGAAACAACAAGAACTGATGGATGAGCTGCTTCTGTTCCCTAGGGGAAAGCACGATGATATACTGGATGGGCTATACTATGCTAATAAAGGCTCGTTTGCCCCCTACCATAAAGTAGATGATGTGCCGCTATTATCGAAGAAAAGATATAATATATTCAGTGATTGGCAATTAGTTTAATAAGCGCTGTTGAGAATCGGGATTTCTCTTTAATAAACTCGCCCCCAGTTTCACTCCATAAACTTTAATGCCAAACGAAAAACACCCAGAAGTAGCCAAATCAGAACGCCTATTAGATAACTACCACGAAGGTAGAGCAACATGGGCAACACAAGCCATGGAAGACGATGAGTTCCGTAATAACCAGCAATGGAAGACGGAACATAAAAACGTACTTGCCAAACGGTCTCAAGTCCCAATTGTGGACAATATCATATATCCAGCAGTAGAACAGGCAAAATCACTACTGACCGCAAATAAACCAAAATTTCAATCAGCAGGCAGGGATGACTCTGATAATAAGGTCGGTAGGCTCTTTTCAGATATAATGGCTTATATATGGGATATATCTAATGGAAACGTAGAGTTGAAACAAGTGGTGGATGATTACTATGTAAAGGGTATGGGAGTCTTACAAACCTATGTGGATGGTATGGCAGACTTCGGGAGAGGTGAAATAAAGGTTAAGAGTGTTGACCCTCTTGATTTATACCTTGACCCTAATAGCAAAGACCCTTTTGCTAGAGACTCTGCCTGTATGATTGTGGCAAAACGAATTACAGAAGAGCAGATTAAAACGGTATTTCCGTCTGTGGCTGATAAAATAGACGATATGATGACTTGTTCAAGTAATAACAGGTATCCCGCCACATCTAGGGATGGATCAGAAGATCAGCAAGTCGGCCCCACTGAAGACAATAATGGTAATAACAGACATTATGAAATAATAGATAGATATGAAAAAGTAAAATTACCATACTTCCATATTCTTGATTCACTCACTGGTGAAGAGAATATTATGAATGAAGACGGATTTAATGAGTTTGCTGAAGAACCTGCAGTATTTATGGAAACTGCCCAAGGTGTACAGCCCGTAACTGACGATAAAGCAGTTATGGAGTTATTACAGATATATGAGTCCACAGGCGGTGTATATCACATGATGCCTGACCCTGCAACTGGGCAACCTACAATTATGCCAGGGGAAGAGCATGAAGGTGCAATACCGGGTACTACAACACGCATTACTCCTGTAACTAATGAGACTATGATAGAAGAAGGCGTTATTGTCTTAAATGAAGTAATGGTTGATAGGATTCATCGAATTATGTCCATTGGCGGTTTAATGGTAGAACAATCAATTATGGATATAGATAACTATCCAATTGTTCCACTTATGAACAGGCATAATAGAAATCCTTACCCTATGAGTGATGTACGCTTCGTAAAGCCTATACAGGAATATATCAATAAACTAACATCTCTCATTATAGCCCATGCATCCAGTTCCACAAACACAAAGCTACTTATACCACGTGGGTCTATGGATAGAAAACAATTAGAAGAAGAATGGTCTAGAGCTGGAACTGGTGTAATCGAATATGACCCTGAATTAGGACAACCTATTGTAGCGGGTCCGATTCCACTACCAAATGAATTATATAAGAATAAAGAAGATGCGAAATCAAGTATCTATCACATTTTAGGCATACACCCATTATCTCAGGGTGACCCTAGTGCTGCTCCGCAGACATATAAGGGAACTGTTGCCGTTGATGAATACGCCCAGCGACGCATCAAATCAAAGTTGGATGATATAGATGAAATGTTGAATCAGGTAGCTCGTAGTGTGGTTCAACTGATCCAACAGACTTATACAGATGAAAAGGTGATTCGCCTTATGAAACCAGACGGAAGAACAAGCGAAGCTACTCTGAATAGACCTATATACGATGATTTCACTGGTGAAATACTGGGAAGAGTAAATGACGTAACAATTGGTAGCTATGACCTAATTGTTGTAAGCGGTTCTACGATGCCGTCTAATCGTTGGGCAAGATTTGAATATTATATGCAACTCTATCAAGCCGGCATTATTGACCAAGTTGAAATACTGGAACAAACAGAAGTTGCCGATACAGAGGGTGTATTGGAAAGAACGGCTATTATCGGTCAACAGCAACAACAGATACAACAGTTGCAAGAAGAATTAAAACGTATCAAGGGCGATTTGCAAACGTCTGAACGTGAAAGCGTCCATGATAAGAAACGAGTTGAGATAGAAAAATTTAAACGTCAGTTGGGACGATCCAGTGACAAGACCGCTAAAGCAGTGGAATTGTTTGAGGCTCGGTTAGGAGATCAATTGAAAACGGAACGGGAAACGGAAGCTGAAACCCAAACACCGGTTGCTGTCGGATAGACAAATCGGATAGGAGATAGCATGGAAGAACAAGTACAGAATATCGTTGCTGAGGAAACTACAAACGATGGTGCAGTTGAACAGACTGACGTATTAGAGCCATTTGACCCATCTTTCAATCCAGAAAGCGGGATGTATTTGGCTGGTGAAGGTGCGGAACAAGCGCAACCTGTAGCAGAAGCTGTGGAAGAACCACAGGAAGAACGCTATGAATATTGGCAAAGTAAGTATGACCAAAAGGCGAGTGAGTACAACAGAATGGAAGAGAAGATTAAGAGTTTAGAGAATGTGGCGCCTATCGCAAAGCATATCGAAGAGAACCCTTGGATTCTTGACAATGTTGCAAGATCACTCTCTGGTGATACCCAAGGGGTTTCCGGTAAAGCCGAATCTCAAGGATCACCAAAGAAACCCGAACGTCCTAGTAAGCCAAGTAACTATGATCCATCGGAAGCCTACATGGACCCCGATTCATCTAGTTTCAAATACCGTGATGCTTTGGATGGTTACCGTGAGGACTTGGTTTCATACCAAGAAGACATGGAAACACATCGTTTAGCACAAGCGGATAAGCAGTATGCACTGCAACAGAAACAACAACAGGAAGCAATGGCTCATCAACAACAACAAGCCATGCAACGGAATCTACAGGAAGGATATGGGTATACACCTGAAAGAGCGAGCGAGTTCATTCAGTATTACTCATCACCCGATAGTATATCTCTAGAAAACCTTGTTGCTTTAGATAGAATCAGGAATGCTCCAAGTACGGCTGAAGTGGAAACGAGGCAGAAAGCTACGATGATGAAGAATCGTCAGAATAGGGTGAATATGCCACCACCGGCAAGTGTCGGAGGCGGTGAAAATCAACCCCAGTATACTGATGAGGACTTGTTCAATCTTGGCTTGATGCAAAATAAAAGAACGGTTTAACTAAAATAGACTTTTAGAAGGGTCTAGGAGGGTAACATAAAATGGCAAGTAATGCCAAAAATCTCACTTCAAGTGGGGTGCTATATACGGATAGACGAGATTTTTACATTCGTCCAAACGTAGTTAAAGAGCTATGGACTGACGTTTCGCCTTTTACAACTGTGATTGCCAATCAAAATACTGTTACAGGTATGGCTGATCCGCAGTTTAAAATGTTTGAACATCGTAATCCATGGGTAAAACAATACTTCCAAACTGGCACAGCAGTAGCTAGTGCAGTTGATAATGCCGCTGATACTTGGGTTGTAAAATCTGGTACACCAGTTGGTATGGAAGGTGAAGGCGGTGATTACGCATACAATAGTTGGATTGG